CTACAACAGAAGTAAGAAGATCAATAATCTTTTTATTGTCAGAATGTAACTGAGAAACCATTAGTTTATCAGTTGGATTTGATGATGCATCCAAGACTTCAGATGTTTCAACTACTCTGCTAAGTTGAGCAATTGCTTTCATACGAAGATATCTCATATGCTCAGTCAACCTATCAAGTTCACTTTGCATTTCAGTATATTGTTCACCAAATGCTTCATGAAGTTGGAAGAAATCAGAACCAACTACATTCCAGTGATACACCCAAGTCTTTTGCATTAAACAAAAGAGACTGGTCTGTGCTGTATGTAATGATTGGTATAATTCGTCCATTATCTTTTTGAAATATTTATGATGGGAAATGTCGGATTCGAACCAACGACCGTCTGCGTGTAAAGCAGCTGCGCTACCACTGCGCCAATCTCCCATACTCCCCCGACAAGATTCGAACTTGTGACCTGGAAATTAACAGTTTCTCGCGCTACCGCTGCGCCACAGGGGAATATAGGAAGTTACTGGACTTACACCAGTTCAAAGGGCATTGTCTGCTTGTCTCGATTCTTTGACTTAACTTCCTTTGGCGTCTACCTAGTTAATCGCTAGGGACTACCAAGAGCGAAAGACGAGATTCGAACTCGCAACAACCTGCTTGGAAGGCAGGGACTCTACCGTTGAGTTACTTTCGCAATGAGACAATCATAAACTATTTAAGTTTGATTGTCAAGTGCTCCAGAGAAGATTTGAACTTCCACGCTTTTTAAGGCGGCGGATTCTAAGTCCGCTGTGTCTACCGTTCCACCACTGAAGCAGATGGAGTAAGCGTGATATACCTCAAGGATATAACAGAGGCTTACCCTCTATCGTTTTATATATTACATCAGTTCTGGAATGGTGTCAAGTCTAAGTTCTGCGTGTATCTCTCTATGACAATTGGCACATACACATATACATTTATCAAGTTCCTTTTTCTGGTCTTCCCATTTTCTTATTTTAATGTTTCCAAAATTTTTATCTTTTTGAGTTGGATCAATATGATGAAACTCTAATGCGTCAATACATTTATTGTATCCACATCTTTCACACTCACCACCTTTATATTCAACTGCTCTTTTTTTATTATTCTTCCACCTCTCTACTGAATATCTGTTTTGACATTTTTTACAATTTGCTTGCCACAATTGTTTACTTTCTCTCCAATATCCAGTTTCTTCGCTTAATGAAACTCCACATTTAGCACAACTTTGAATTGGTTTTCCATCAATTCTCAATATTGGATTTTCTACATATCCCTCCTTAAAGGATTTATTTTTAGTTTTTAATTCATACTTATCCAACCAATACCTAATAGTGGTCTTTCCTTTATTTTCTAATCTGGATATTTGAGTGGTTGACATTCCACTTTCAATATATGTTATTAATTTTTGTTTATCCATATAGATCAGAGGAAATATAATATTATTTATATCACTTAACTATTAAACAGGGCAGGAGGGATTTGAACCCCCATCTTACATCTTAGAAGGATGGTGCATGATCCGTCATGCTGCTGCCCCACAAAACAATCATACCAGTTCAGGATTTGATTGTCAAGTGTTGGGAACTCATAAGATTTTTACCTTATGTATATTACCAGAAGTGTTAGAGGACTTCCGAACCAACTTGATAATCATATCATTCTTTTTTACAGGTGTCAACCCATGGGGAACAGAGTCTCATTTCTCCTCCAAGTTTTTTACACTCTTCAGTATAACACTTAGAAGTATCTAGAGGCCTCTCGATCAACCGTGGCAAAGGTATCATAGGTGGTTCTGAACCTCTTGTCAAGTCCTCATATTCTCTGATGGCTTTATCTACATCTCTTTCAACTCTCCTCTCTACGATTCCTGGGTCCTGGAGGAGGATATCGTTGATTATGGTCTGAGGGAACAGAGTCCTCTGTACCTCGTCTAGAAGGTCCCACAGGGTCCTCTCAGACACTCCTGAGCACTGTGAGAGGGTTGCTACAATAGCACTGAGTATGAGACTTATTGTGATTATCTGCTTCTTATCTGGTTTCTTCTTTCCGAAGTTAAAATTAAACATAAAAAAAGAGGAGTAGCAACCACTCCCCTCTATTTATTATTCAGTTGTATATTCTATTTTATCAAACCTCTACCTTGATCAGTTTGGAAGCATACTCATGAGCATACGAAGTGCGAGCACCATGATGCCCCCAACCAATCCAACTATACGCATAGTCCATGTAACGATCGATAGACTTACCAGGAGTTTTCATCCTATTTTCGATCTGTTTCCATTGAACTTCATTTGTTAGATAACGAAGTTGCGTGTGAAGATCTGATGGAGAACCACCAATCTTCTTAGCAAAATCACCCAATCCATAATATCTGTTGGCAGATGTCCATTGGATCAGTCCGTAACCGCCTCCGCAGTTATTCCAACTGGTCCTACTACCACCTTCACAAATGTTAGGAATAAAAGTAGATTCCTGACGAATATTACCCATGATGGTAGCAAGGGCGTTTCTGTCTTTAATACCACGTTCCTGGAAAAATGCCAGGGTAGCATTCTCATGTTCATTACACCCTTTACAAATTAGCCTTAACTCTTTTGGCTTTGGTGCTGGTGCAACCTCTCGGATTGCTGTCGTCTCTGGTTCAAACTCTTTAATAATTGAGTAAGGTTGTGTCTCCACTGGGGGAGGGGGACCTTGCAGTTTATAACTAGAGAATGGCAGTGTTGCCGTACTGGTTGTAACCGCTGCCAAAATGGGCATGGCTACTGTAAAGAAATTTTGCACTAGTTTTAATTGAACTCTACATCCGTATAGAAAGAGGGTACACCCTTTTCTCAAAGGGCACTTTCCACGGCTCTAAATCAAACTCAAAGTCTCATAATAAAAAACCCTGCTCATAACAGGGATTTTTACATAATAAGTTAATATTTATTATTTGTCAATAGTTTGGTTTACCGAATATCAATCTCTTGATCTCCCCATCCCTCTTCTTCTAAACAAAGATAATCAAGTTCATGGGTTCCCTCTGGGATATTAATCCACTCATCAAACTCCGAAGCAATCGCAAGAGCATTGAGTTGATCTTCCATACCTCCATGATCCGCAAGGTGATGAATCCGATCAATACACCAGTCCCTCACATAAGGTACTGGTTCAATCTGTGTTTCCATAGTAGTCCTTTCGGAAGTTGCTTCAACCAGTATAGGAGCACTTGGTTCCTCCGTCAAGTGCTCCAAGGCATTTTTAATCCATTTTAAAAGTTTCATCCAATAATACTATCTCTCCACTCTTCACTCATATTAACCATAATTGCTTCTGCACTTTCAATAGTTTCTGCATATCCTTCATCAAGTAAGTGTGAGAGGATGATGTCGTAAATATCTACTTCTTCATTTCTTGGATTTGGTCCTTTCCACTGGTCTGTTTTTCCACCTCTGGTTCTCTTATCATCTTTACGAATTGGAGACTGATAAAGATTTGATTTTTCATCAGATGCTCCTGGTTTAGGAGTTCCTCTAGTTCTTCTCAACTGACCAATAGTTTGCTTCTTACCTTTATCGGTTCTTATTGGTAAATCACGAAACTTGTGAGTTGATTTATCTTTTTTTGAGGAACTAGACTGTTCATCATCAACAGATTTCATAGCACCGTATCTAGCATAATCTTTATCTGTTGGATATTTTTCAAGGTCTTCTACACCAGTTCTTTCTCTCTTTGCTCTGTTCTTTTCTGCTGGTGTATGCCCACTTTGAAGTGGATTTTTAGGGTCATTCCAAGGAACCTTTCCTTCTCCTATAACAACTTCCATATATGCTTCTTGAAGATTGCGAAGTTCTTGTGCGTCCATTTTACAAATACTTTTTAGGTATTTATAAATCTGCACTTATATCCTTTATGTTGCTTGAACTTTCCTTTAGCAACATTACACATATTTGATGCGTCTATTCCTTCATTTTTACAAAACTCATTTAATCCTTTAACAATAAAAACTTCTCCATTTGGTTTTACAACCTCATAAGTTTTCATTTGATTTGGTTGAGGAACAAACTTTCCTTTTTTTGCCTTACTGATTTTATCTTTAACTTCTTGACTTCTTGGAATACCTCTAAACTTTTCTGCTTGTTTTTGGTAGTGCTCTGGAGGAAGAATAGATGGTTTGCCTCTACGGGCCCTTCTTTGTTTTTCTTTCCATTTTTCAACTTCTTCAGGTTTTTCTTTCAACCATTTTTTATAATTTCTTTTAGCAAGTTCTATTCTTAACTCTTCTACCCCTTCAGTTTTACCAGAAAGCATACGAGAAGCAATATCATCTTCTATATTACCATACACCTCAAATAACCTTCTATGGACCTCTGCGTGTGCCCACAGAGGCAGTTTTACAAGGTTATTTGGTTCATCAGTTCCTCCCATATATTTTGGAACTATATGATGTATATGGTAAATCTCTTTCATTTACAGGATGTTGCTGTTATAGTTATTTATAAAAGTAATCCTTTCTAAAATAACGATTTAAAATATTTGAGTTATAAAACGCAGGTTCTCCATCATTTAGTGCTTCTGTGAGAACTCCGTTGACGAATAACTGTCTCGTCTCCTCAAAGTTTGTTTTGCCCTTTGTTTTATGTAATGATAAGATAGTTCTACTAAAATTTTCTCTGCCCAATTTGTCAATTTCCTCTTTAAGTTCTGGACAAGACCCATAATAGTTTTTCCAATCAGATTCTGATTTTACTTTTCTTTTTTTGCCTTTAGGAGTTCTAAAAGAAAAAAAGTATTTTCTACCAATATATCTCTTACCATTAAGAGTATTCTCGATAAGATAAACAAAACCAAAATGATCTTGAATATCAGAAGACTCAAAAGGTTCTCCATTATAGTACCACGGATTAGTATAACTGCAACTCATTCACATAATCAATAGCTTGGCTCAGATATTTATTAGCAAGGTCTTTCTCGTGTTGTGGACGTTGTTCCCTATCCAACTGATGCTTCAGTTTATCTAAACGTGCTTTAAGTGTGTAAATGTCCGTAAGTCCGACCATAAAAAAAGAGGAGTGTGACCTCCTCTATCTATAAAGTTTTATTGCATTGTTACAGTTTGAAACCACTAAATGTGTCCTTTTTCACATCTTGTTTAATTCCACCAACAACATATGATTCAACTTCCGTTTCCTGGGGTGCTACCTGGAGACCTTTAGAGGAGATCCAGTGCTGAGTCCAAGGTAGTGGATTATTGTTTGCTGAAATATCGTATTGGGGTTTTAACCCAATTGCTTTTAGTCTTCTATTTGCAATCCATTCTACGTACTGCTGAAGAAGTTTATCATTAAGACCGATCATGCTTCCATCTTTGAACAGATAATCTGCCCATTTCTTTTCTTCATTTACTGCACGATCAAACATTGCATAAACCCACTCTTCTTCTTCTTGCGCAATCTGTTTCATCTCTGGATCATCACCATCACGCCACTTATTCAGAATATTCTGAGTAATGGCTAGATGCTGGTTTTCGTCTCTTGCGATAAGAGAGATGATTTTAGCGGATCCCTCCATAAGCTTAAGTTCACCGAATGCGAAACTACAAGCAAAACTAACGTAGAACCTAATACCTTCAAGAATGTTAACGTTTGCGACTGCTCTATAGAGTTTTCGTTTAACATCGTTAATCGTATCTT